TCTCCACACATATTCTATAATTTCAATCAATATTAGAAATTATAGAATATGTGTGGAGAAGAAGATATGGGAACAGGACGTAACTGGACAAGAAAGTCAATAGAGGAACTGGTTGATCAGTACATTCAGAAACACGGTGGAAGCTCACCGGTCGATCCTGCTGTACTCAATGCTAAACTGGTATCACCAAACTCAAACCTTTATGGCTATGTCGGAGTAAAAAGTATACCTTCTGGATATTCTGCAGGCGTTATGCCTAGCAACAATCACCCGTTATACTACATCAACGCTCACTTAGTAGAGCAAGACGGAGTAACCAGACACGATGTCAGAATTATCATTGAAGAGTACAGCTACTTTACGTTGCGCAATACACCAGACGCTGACTTCGCAAATCAGTTATATCCAAGACGATATCGTACCGGATATCAGATAACGAACCAGGGATTACCAAACACTGAGCATAATGTCATCATCGTAGGCACAAACAATAAGGCTCTTAGATGTGATGGTGATTCTTATGTAGGGTGGTTAGAATCTTACCTCGGAGATGCTACAATAGGTTCAAATCTTCTCACATCGATCAAAGGCTTAGCACCTAATAACGTAAAGCTGAAAGCATTAAAGGACGCTATCAATGCTAAGCATTCAGATATTACGACAGAACTTGTTAACGGAGAGACAGTTGTACTTATCTCATCATCAGAAGCAACACCGTTGTCAGACGATATGATTATCGAATTGATCAACGAGAACTTATCACCGTTGTCAATCTCAGATATGATACCATTTAACTTATAAGGAGGTAAACACTATGAAACTTTCAAACAAAACTTATGACATCTTAAAGTACATCGCATTGGTAGGACTTCCTGCTGTTCTTGCATTCTACGGTGTAGTTGGAATGACATTTGCTATTCCATACACACAGGAGATCTTGACAGTCGGAGCAGCATTCGACACAATGCTTGGTACTATGCTTGGCATCAGTTCAGCTAAGTATTCGAAAGGAGAATAACCTATGAGTAACTCACCATTAGTCAGCTATACAAAACTCTCCCCTAATCATTCAGGGGAGAGAACTCATTGCATTGACAGGATCACACCTCACTGCGTAGTAGGTCAGGCTTCTGTCGAGACACTGGGAAACATTTTCGAGAAGCCATCACGTAAGGCTTCTTGTAACTATGGTATCGGAGAAGACGGTAGAGTAGGTATGTATGTTGAAGAGTGTAACCGTTCTTGGTGCTCTTCATCTAATCCTAACGACCAGAGAGCAGTCACCATTGAGTGTGCTTCCGATAACGAAGACCCTTATGCTTTCAATGATACAGTGTACAACAAGCTCGTAGAGCTCTGTGCTGATATCTGCAAGCGTAACGGTAAGGATAAAGTCATCTGGATCGAAGACAAGGAGAAAGCCTTAAAGTATACACCTAAGGCTAACGAGATGCAGTTCACAGTTCATCGCTGGTTTGCTAAGAAATCTTGTCCGGGTCCTTGGCTTATGGAAAGAATGAATGACCTCACAGATAAGGTCAATGCACTTCTCGCTCAGTCACAGACAGTTGTGGAAGAGCAGTCTAAGGTTGTATTGGAAGGAAGGAATGCAGAGGAAAAGATCTGGAATTATCTGAATGCTTGGATTGGAAATGAGTTTGCGGTTGCAGGTATCATGGGTAACCTCAGAGCAGAATCTAATTTCAAGACTAACAATCTTCAGAACAGCTTCGAACAGAAGATGGGAATGACAGATGATACATATACAGTAGCAGTTGACGAAGACGTATACCAGAACTTCGTACACGACAGGGCAGGCTACGGCTTGGCTCAGTGGACATTCTGGTCACGTAAAGAAGGATTGCTCAACGAAGCTAAGAAGCGTAAGGTATCTATCTCAGACTTAGAGCTTCAGCTTGATTACTTGGAGTTTGAGATGAGTTCTAAGAAAGACCTTATGTCAGGCTTGAGAGGCGCAATCTCAGTCAGACAGGCTGCAGAGGTAGTACTTAAACAATACGAGAAGCCAGCTGATCAGTCTAATGCAGTTGTAGATAAGAGAACAAACTATGGCCAGGAAATCTACGACAGATATCACAAGACTGAAGCTAAGTTATACAGAGTACAGGCAGGTGCTTTCAGCATTAAAGAGAACGCTGACCGCTTCGCTAATACGCTTAAAGGAAAGGGCTTCAATGCTATTATCAAGGACACAGTTATCAACGGCAAGACAATCTATAGAGTGCAGGTAGGGGCTTTCGCTAATAGATTAAACGCAGATGCCTTGGTAGTATCATTAAGAAGAGAGGGGGTCGAAGCTATTGTTGTCGCCTGACTGGTCAGCTGTTATTGTCGCTGTTGTCGCTTCCCCTACATTAACCGCGACAACAAATGCGATATTAACAATGCTGAAGAACAACAAGAAGAAACAGACTCCTGAGCAGAAGGCTATGATTGTATTACTCAGAAGGGAGCTCAGGGAGCAGTACAAGGACATTGTGGAGAAAGCCTATGTAACCATTGAGGAGCTGGAAGAGTTCGATAAGATCTACGAGATCTACCACGACCTTGGTGGAAACGGCAGAGGAACTAAGATGTACGAATACGTACACAAGATGAAAGTGAAAGGATAAATGCTATGGGAAGACTTACACCTAACTCAACATTAAAACTTTATAGAAATGTAAGGCATATGAGTGAGAAAAATAATATGCGTATTATTTGGCAGTCACCCCAGAATCGTGAGGCGTACTTCAATTCGAAGTGCGTCTACACGAAGACAGTTCAGATAGTCAAGAAGAGAAAGAACGCTGTAAAGGTATCTCTTCGTGATGTGAACGGCGGAACATTGGAGAACTGCAACTACTTGTCATTCAAGAATCCTCACTATGACAACAAGCTGTACTATGCCCGTATCATTGACAAGGACTATATGAATGACGGAACAGCTATTGTTACATTCAAGATTGAGTGGTGGCTTACTGATATGTTTGATATGGCTTTTGCTGATATGAGTATTGACCGTGAACATATGTCACAGGCTGATGCTTTGACAGCTGCTACCAATCCTTATACTGGTAACATTCTGGAGATGAGAACGGCTGAGCCTGGCTTGGCCGTATCAGAGGATTTACAGAAGCAGGTGTACGAGATCGGTGGTGTTGGCGATACTCAGAAAGACGGACTGTATGTAATGCAAACTCTTACATCAATTGGTTCACAGGACTACACGAACTATCTTATGTATCTGTCACCTATTGACTTGGACGCTCTGGCAGAAGAGGGTGTAACCCCTACACCGGCTACCTGGTTTGCTTCATTACTTAATCGCCTTAGTCATACACCTAAGAGCTTCTTCGTTGATGTAAACGGAGACACTATATTGTCAACAGAGAGTGGCTGGGCTGGCAAGAAGTGGAGCAACAAGTTACCTAATCCATACTATGTTCTCGGCTTCTCAAGCAGAGATACAGAGCAAACATATACATTCAAGAACCTGATCGACAAGCTCACAAGCTGGAACTGCGTAAGCTCTATCCTTGCTATGTACGGTGTACCTGAGAACCATATGGAGTTCTTTATGTACTCAGGATCTACAGTTGAGTCTGCAGCTCCTAAGCAGATTCAGTACTCAGGAACAGGACTTACAGACAACAGTACCAGGTCACCTAAGCTGGCTTGCTATCCGTTCTCATATCTGAAAGTTGAGTCACCTTCTGGTGATGTCAAGGAGTTCCACTATGAGAACTTTGACTCAGTACGTGAGGGTAATTCATACGAGAAGTTCTCACTTATCGGAGACCTTGCAGAGAAGCCTAGGATTGCTCTTGTACCTGTTGGTTACAAGGAGAAATATACGTCGCACGTACAGAACCCTTACGGTAATTTCAACGAGGCTCTTATGTTTGAGCAGTATGCTACAGTATCTTATGTCACAGACGCTTGGCTTGCTCAGATCGCAGCTGTATCTGCTCAGGCTATTCAGTCTAATACGATTGAAGCTATGGGCTACCGTGATATGAAGCGCGATTCAATGGTTGCTTCCCGTAATGCTGATGTGCTCTCACTTGGCAATGCAGTTGCTGGCTCAGATATGGCTAATCCTGCTATGGCTATGATGGATATTGGCGGTTCAGTAGTAGGTATGATGGGCTCTGAACAGGATAGAATGAACCAGGCTAATATGCTCGATCTTCAGGAGCATATGATCAAGAGTGCATACTCAGCTATCACAGGAGACTATGAGGGAGCTGCTATCTATGAGAATATGGCTAAGACCAGACCTGCTTATGTGGCTCACGCTTACCATAAGAGCAACGGTGATGGCACAATTCTGATGAACACAGCTGTCAACGCTGACTTCTGTATCATCAGATGCAGACTTGCAGATGTGATCGCTAACCAGTACTCACAGTACTTCAAGCGTTTTGGCTATACATCAGGACGTGTTGGAAAGCCTAGAGCTTTCAACTATCTTGTCGGAAGCACAGATGCTTCAAAACTTCCAGACTGGCAGGACGGTGGAGACTATAAGTTCACTTATGTAAAGACAACCGATGCTAAGATTATGTGTGAGGACTTGGAAGCAGAGGTCGAGATCTCACAGATGCTTAACAACGGAGTAAGATTTGTTAAAGGAGAAGAATTACAATGAAAACATTCTACAATCCATGTGTAACATTACAGACTTTCTATAAGGCGAAGGGGCATTTCCCGCTGGCTACATTTAATGTGTCAGCGGGTCGTGGACCTGGTAAAACTTTTGGTTGGACACAGTTGATCACAGACTATGTATTCCAGACACCGACTATCAAAGGCTGGGAAGAGTTTGAGAGACAGCTCTGGGAAGAGTACTTCGCAGAAGGTGGTAAGTTCTTATTGATGACCAGAAAGCGTAACTCGCTCGGACACACATTCGACGGTGTATTCAAGAAGATGCTGTCTACAATCTATCCTCATATCACTAAGTTCTACGAAGCGCCTGGTCTTGAAGGTGTATACACCAGATGTATTATGGAGTATCTGGAAGATGATGTAGACGAGGACGGGCAGACTAAGCGTAACACAGTCAAGGCTCACGTAGGATACGTAATGGCTATCAAGTCAGACGATGATGTTAAGAACGTATCCTCAATGTTTACCGATGTTGGTGTTATTTTCACCGATGAGTTCCAGCCTGGTAACGATGACACGTATGTGCCTAATGAGGTTAAGAGGTTCAAGCGTATCTATAAGTCAGTAGCCCGTGGTGGTACAGCTAAGGCTAACGAGAACGGAGAGGTTGACACAACACAGTCTGTTAGACGCGTACCTATGGTCTTCGTATCTAATGCTATCAGTATTGAGAACCCTTACTTTGTATCTACCGGTATCTGGAACAAGATTCAGTCGAACACTATGCAGTATATGACAGACGATGTCATCTATCATAGAGTAGAGAACGAAGACATCAACAATACATACAAGGAAGGTATTGATGCTATCTTCGGAGACGAAGACGAGGGTATTGATAACGCCTGGATCAATGATGACTACTCTTGCGTAGAGCCTAACACGAAAGGCTGGGGAGAATCTGATTATCAGTATACATTGATCTCGGGTAACGCTCGCTATGGTGTTAGATATTATCCAGACTGTGGTTTGTACTATATCGATACTAAATACGACCAGTCATTCAACCTTAGACTGAACCTTTACACTCAGGATATGAAGCCAAACATTCCAGCATTCAAGTCGTCTATGAGAATGAAGAGACTTGTTAAGGCTATGAAGGAAGGTCGTGTAAGATTCAAGAACACAATGATCAAGAACGAGTGTAAGGTATTATTGTTAGGAGGTACTAAGTAATGAGAGAGTATGAAACGCTTAGAGATATGAGAGATTATAGCTCACTCAGAAATCCTGAGTCATTCAGGACCGTTCACAACTCCCTTAGGGCTTATCACCCTAAGGCTGAGGCCGAGCGTGAACAGAGGCGTGCAGAAAGAGAATCCAAACAGCTTGCACGTGCTCAGAGACAGTCTGAGATTGAACAGAGAAAGGAAAGAGCTAGGGTCAATAGAGAATACAAGGAGGCTCAGCGTGATTGGG